AATGCAATGCATAGCCCCCCGATATCTTCACGCTCGAGACATAACCGTTCCTTGCGGTTCTTGCTCCTTTTGTCTAGCAACGAGACGGTCAGACTGGGTTCAAAGACTTATTGAGAGAAGCCTCAATCTTCTTTTCGTCAAAGAGGTCACCCAGGCGATTTTCACGCCTTGAACGTATGAGGTTCTGTTCCTCAATTTGTGAACGAAAAATTGACGATTGAGATTCGGCTATAGACTGTTGAGCCTTAGACGCGATTTGACCAAGAATCTGTTCAAACGCTGTTCCATCCAATAGAGGATTACGTGCCATGACGGCCGCCTTGATTTTCTCGGTTTGAATTTGCGCCTCAGTTTTAACAGTTTGAGCGTTGATAGCCTGACGTTGGGTTGCTTGCATGGCAGTATTATTTATGAAGCCAAGAATATTGAGAGCAACCGCGAGAGGATCAGTAGGTTCATAATCAGAGCCGGTTTGCGCTGAGCTTTGGTTACCAGCATTACCTTGACCATATGCCAGGGCAGGGTTCATACCAGCATCTTCCCAGCGTTTACGCTGATTAGCTGGCGAATTATACTCGTTGGCTTTGTCCAGGTAATACGAGTTAACCTGGTTTTGCCAGGCTGCAAGTTTTCCCCTGCGATTAAACAAGCCGAGTTTAGGAGGCTTGTTAGGGTCAAACTTTGCCTGGACTTGAGAATTAGCCAGGGAAGCCTCTGCGATAGTTTTAACTCCGCTCATTTGCTGGTGCCTCTTGGGCTTTAGCATTGACTGAATTAGATATCTGACCGTGAGCGAACTCTGCTAGCCATTGCTTTGCGAGTGGCGTAGAACGAATCCAGTTGAGAAAGGCAACGCATTTGGCCAGATCCTGGTCAACGTTCTTCTCTAACTGTTCAACAGTGGGTACAAGCGGGGGAACTCCTTGAGCTCCAGCGGCCTGTGTTTTTGTTTGTTTTGACATGACACCAAGGTAGTAAAAATTGGTGTCAGTCCGCATAGTATATCAAGTAGTTACTATGCGATGCCGTAAAACGGGCGTTTTCGGCATTTGAGGGAAAAACTTTTTTTCCATTTTTATTTTTTTGGTGGTTTTTATCAAAGGTGTCCTAGTCGGAACTGCTTTGTCTAGGCCGCTCGTTTCCTCACGGCCAGGCTGACGCATTTTATCCTGGTAAATATATGTTGCAACATTGTTTTACCAGGGTTTTATTTTGCCTAACGTTTTCCTATATAACACATTTCATGGTTAGTGGGTGCTTAGTTGTTGGTTCTGCGACCAACGTCCGCCTCTGCAGACTAGTGCAACATCGGCCACACGCTTGCTGCACTTATTCGTCCTGCGTCCTCATGCGTTTGCCGCTCTATGGTGGCCGAGAGCACTACGCTTAGCGGGCGGGCACCCTGTTTGAAGAAAAAAAAAGCCCGAAGGATCGGGCTCTTTTTATCGTTAGGCTATTTTATTGTTGAACCATCTTTAGGAGGTTCTTTTTGTTGAAGTTTTTGAACTTCTTTTTGTACAAGGTCATCGATGACCTTTTGAGCTTTTTCAGCTTCCTGGTCATGGAGACGTTTTTCTCCAGCTTCACGCCAGGTGCGTAAAGTTTCAGCCGTTTCCATACGGACAGTAATGTCTTCACGACTGAGCTTTTCGAGATCACCAAAGCGAGATTCATAGACACCAGTTTTTTGAATTGGGAGAGCTTCACGCCTGGTGAAGCGTTTAATGATCTCTCGGAGTGTCATTGATTGATTTGGCACGACCATGTTTTTGGTCTTGCTGAAGAATTGTTTATCCATTGGCTTAATACGAGGCTTTGGATATGTGATAAGTTTTGTTTTCATAATTTATTGAAAGTTTAATCAGTTGACCAGGCTAGGCGTAGCGAAGTAAGGGAGCGCACGTTTAACCGTGAAGGAGTTGTGAATATACATCCAGTAGTTTTGACCACTGCTATCGACAGCGAATATCCGGCCATCGTCAGTTGATGCCGCAGAGAGGAATGCTGTTCCTAACGTAGGCTCAGCGGTAATCTCATTTGTGAGAGTCCAGAATAAAAGGCTATCACGGAAATCACCACAGTTAGTTGATTGACGTTGCTTCCAATCGGCATAGCGGGATTGATAACCCCAGAGAGGATATGAGCCATCTTCGGCTTCGACCATCATAGCAGGGGAGAAATACAGTTCCCATTTCCACACTGGTTGTTCACCAAGTTTAGCGAATGTAGGCCAAGGGTAATCCAGGAATGTTTTACGTTTGAACATACGAGGAAGTCCGTTCTGATACGAAGGCTTGGGCATAATCGATAGAATAGAATACATGAAGCCGTGTTCAGTAGCGAAATAAGAGAAGCCATTGGCAGTGCCATAAGTAACACCATGGCCAGCCAAGTTACCTTGAGCGATTGTATCATCATCTTGATTTTGAGAATAGGCGGTAGATACGACTTCAGATATTTTAACGTTGATTCGACCGCCACCACAATATTCTGGGCGTTGGAGCCTAGAGTCTTGAGGCTTAACATCGAAATGCGCCTGAATAGATTCTGTGTAACGAGAACCAGCAATTTCATTGCGTTCGAGCCACACCTGAAGAGAATAAGCAGAACGAAAATCATTGATAGAAACGGATGAAGCAGTAAGAAAGACTTCGTCTATATTTTCAATGCGGCCGTCTGTACCACCAGTCCCCACAACTGTCTTATTTACTCGCATATCACCAGCTCCGCCACCAAGTGTAGTGCCTATTAATGAATCGATGGCAACAGGTGTGCCATCCGCTTCAAACACTTGAGATGTTGGTAAATATGTGACATTACCAGTACCCTCTAAAGGCATAAGTACTTCAACACCACGTTGTGTGTTAGGGAGAGCAGCCGTAAAATAATCCTTAAGATAATCTCGCTCTCGTAGAGCGAAATATTCACCATAGGTCGCGAAGTCGAGCTCACCTGCAGGAACGGGGAATTCGAGAACAGAATCCGATACAAAATTTCGGTCTCTGTAATATTCGTACCAAATAAGTTGATAGCCGAGAAAAGGCATTGCATCGATTTCGACATCGTCCCAAGCAGCGGCAGCGGCAGTAAGGATCGGAGGAACTCCGAGATAGTCTGACACATTGTATTTCTCAAGCATACCCTCCGCTGCATACTCACCAACGTTAATGAATGGGGGAACGGGAGCGGTGACCGGGTCGATGCCGACACCAAGGCGGCCGCCTGTAATCATTTCTTCCCAATCTTCGCCCCAAATAAGGCGATTGGGCACGAAGAAATTGTGAACGAATAGGGTGATCTGGTCATAAATCGGAGCCAGGAGCGGAGCCAGGCGCAGAAGTATTTCAGAGTTGCCTCGGGCAGTGTCGCCCGGAATAAGTTCTTCGCAGTTGATAGGTATTAGCTTGCCCATGGCCGCGGTAATTCGTTTCTCGTGTCCTAAGTCGAAAATTGACTTGTTAGGGGATTTGAGTTGAACGGTCGTGTTTCCTTTATAACGACTCATACTGTATGTTGTTTTGATGTGATTTATCCTTGATGCGTTTTGCCAGTTCAATCATTTGACGATGGCGATAGGCCTGTGCATCTTTTTGGCCTCGTTTAAAGAGTTTGAAAAGAACTTTTCTTTCCGACTCTATAGCTTCGCGCATTGCGCGAGTAGAGATAATCCAGCGTTCACGCTTATTGAAAATTTTCTCTTTGTAATACCTGGGCAAATGACGTTTTCCTTGGTCAGTATGGATGAAGTTTTTAAAATCATCCTTATGCCATTTGATCATTTCACCAGTTAAGTATTTTGCACCGATGCCGGGCCGTCTAGACATGACTTGAAATGGGAGCGCATAACCATTGCGCATTTTACCAAGGGCTGGAATATCCTTAGCCACATTTCCATGATCGATAGACTCTTTACCGCGTAACATCTTAGAATTGATTATATACTTAGTGCAGTAGCCGCAGCTAGCCCAAGTGAGTTGTCCAACATGAACGGTTCCATTTGGCCATGCTGACCTTATATCGGTCTCCGGCACGTTGCCAAATAGTATAACGTGATAATGTGGCCGGTGCGTCTTGCTTCCGTATTCTCCGACTGCATAATAACGGAGCTGATGACCAGCTTTCCGAAGTCGTTTGAAATACTTTTGAAGGTCTGCTTTGACAAGCTGCGCTTTTCCGCTTCGAAATGTTAAGTGCGGATTCGCGTAGGTTAGCGTTATGAAGGCGGTTGATGGAGAGACTTTCCATTCTTGCATAAGTCTTTGAACCCAGTCTGACCGTCTCGTTGCTAGACAAAAGGAGCAAGAACCGCAAGGAACGGTTATGTCTCGAGCGTGAAGATATCGGGGGGCTATGCATTGCATTCTTTAACAATTCGTTTAGATGGACGCATAAAAACTGCTAGATGTCTATACACCATATAACGCTTTATAGCGGGGAACGTAAGATGCCAATCCTGGATTAGCTCGTCCCTAGTCAACAGATAGGCTGCGCGAAATGTCTTCACAACTTAATCCCTCCGCGACTCATTTTATATGTGCGTATTCGCTTGCCTCTTTTGGACGAGCGTTTTTTCCCGTAGGATTTGCGGCCACGGCCGCCTCTTCTTTTTTTGCGATACATAACATTAGATTTTAGAAAGTAAAAGTTTAATGAAGGCCATCCAGTGACCGTAATTCATGTCACCGGATTTAATGAATTCTAGCTCGAGTTTATTAAACTCGTTAAGAAACTCTTTCGAGTTAAGTATCTCCGCTTTAATTTTCTGGTCCGCTTCACCAAGTTTGAAGCGTTGCCATAGATTATTGAGAGAAGCCTCTATCTTCTTTTCGTCATACAAGTCACCAAGGCGATTTTCACGCCTCGACCTCGTTAGATTTTGCTCTTCAATTTGTGAGCGGAAGATAGAGGTTTGAGTATCTGCCAGAGCTTGCTGCGCTTTAGTAACTACGCTATTAATGGCAGCTTCAAAGGCAGTGCCGTCTAATAGAGGATTACGTGCGAGAACGGCAGCCTTGATTTTCTCCGTTTCAGTTTGTGCCTGGGTTTTAACAGTATTTGCGCTGATAGCTTGGCGTTGTGTAGCCTGCATAGCTGTATTGTTAATGAATCCAAGCACATTAAGCGCAATAGATAAGGGATCCGTTGGCTCATATTCAGCACCGGATTGAGCAGAGCTTTGATTGCCAGAGTTACCCTGCCCATAGGCAAGGGCAGCACTATAGCCTCCTTCTTCCCATCGCTTACGCTGATTAGCAGGAGAATTATACTCGTTCTGCTTATCAATGTAGTAGGAGTTTACCTGGTTTTGCCAGGCTGCAAGTTTTCCCTTGCGATTAAACAAACCTAGCTTGGGAGGTTTGTTAGGATTGAATGAAGAACTAGCGTCTGCATTAGCCTGGGACTGAGCGATTATAGATTTAACTCCGCTCATCTTTTTTAGCCTGGTCGGCATTTACAGAGTTGACGATTTGACCGTGTGCAAACTCAGCCAGGAGAGCAAGGGCTGGTTTGGTAGAGCGTATCCAATTGAGGAACGCAACAGCTTTAGCGAGGTCTTGCTCGATGTTCTTTTCAAGCTGTTCTGGGGATGGTACTAGAGGGGGTACAACCGGGGGCACTCCTGGAGCGCCTGCCGGCTTTTTAGTTGTTTTTGACATGCCACCAAGGTAAGAAGAAATTTGGTGTCAGTCCGCATAGTATATCAAGTACTTACTATGCGGGGCGTTCCCTGGGAAAATCCCAGGGACGCTGTTTTCAGTTTTTGAGGGGAAATCGCAGATTGAAGCTCGAATGGCGAGCGTAGAGATTCCCAGGGAAGACCCTGGGGCGATATACATCAGTGTAGGCGATTTCATTAGCGGTGTCCTAGTCGGAACTGCTTTGTCTAGGCCGCTCGTGCCTCACGGCCATTGCACTAGCGTGCATATTTTCTTGCCTAACGTATTCCTATATAACATTTCATGTATTTGATTCAGCCTTTTATCTCAGGTTTCACCGACATGGTCCGCCCGCTCAGCGCCGTGCAACAGCTCGCGCCCGCTTCACCTGGTCAGTCGTCCTCGTGCCTCGTCCTTCTTCCCTGGTTACGCTTAAGGCGGCTCGCGAGCACGGCGCTGAGCGGGCGGGGCTGAGTATAATTTAAAAAAAAAGCCCGATTTCTCGGGCTCTTTTTAACGTTAGGCTGTTTTAACCTCTGTAGGAGGTTTTTGTGATTGAAGTTTATCAACTTCTTGCTTGACGAGTTCATCAAGCTTTTTCTGTGCTTCCTGGGCTTGTGCATCATGCAGGCGTTTCTCGCCGGCTTCTCGCCAGGTCCTTAATTCCTCGGCTCTTTCCATACGGACAGTTATATCCTCATGTTTGAGTTTTTCCAGATCCCCGAACCTGGTCTCATATTGTCCCTGATGTTCAATAGGTAGTGATTCCCTCCTTGTGAATCGTTTAATAATTTCCTGAAGTGTCATAGACTGATTAGGAATTACTAATCGTTTTTGTCCTTTGAATGATAGGCCTTTGACTTTAACGGCCGGGTATAAGATTAATTTAGTCATCTGATAGCGAGTGAAGGTGTAGCAAAATAAGGTAAAGCACGTACAACAGTGACTGAGTTTGATATATACAGCCAATAGTTTTGAGTTGCAGATTGAACTGCAAAGATTCGATTATTATCTCCAGAAACAGAGTCTAAAAAAGTAGTACCGAGTTCAGGAGCATCTTCGAAGGTGCGAGTGAGGGACCAGAATAATAACGTGTCTCGAAAGTCACCGTTATTTGTAGACATAGCTTGTTTCCATTCAGCATATCGAGACTGATAACCAAATAGTTCGTAAGAGCCGTCCTCTTCTTCGGCCATAGTTTCAGGAGACATAAATAATTCCCACTTCCAAACCGGCTGTTCTCCAAGCTTTGCGAAAGTTGGCCAAGGATAATCCAAGAACGTTTTGCGTCTAAACATACGAGGTAGACCCTGTTGATATGAAGGCCTAGGCATAATGGACATAATCGAAACAATAAAGCCGTGCTCAGGACAGAAATAACGATAGCCATTAGCTGTGCCATAAGTAACGCCATGTCCTGCAAGATTTCCCTGTGCAATTGTATCATCATCTTGGTTTTGAGAGTAAGCTGTAGAAACTACTTCAGATATCTTAACGTTGATACGACCGCCACCAATGTACTCAGCGCGTTGTAGCCTGGAATCCTGGGGCCGAACGTCAAAGTGGGCCTGGATAGATTCAGTATACCGAGAACCGCCGATTTCATTACGTTCTAACCATACTTGAAGAGCATATGCTGAGCGAAAGTCATTGATTGAAACAGATGAAGCTGTTAGCTCGACTTCGTCAATGTTCTCAATACGTGAACCTGTATTAGTACCAACGCCTGGGCCGTTTGTCATTCCAAGCATACCAGTAGTTTGATTGGCCATCAAAATTTGATTGGTTCCTGGTAAGTCGCCATCACCTTCCTTGACAATAGAGGTAGGTAAATAAGTAACATTACCTGTTCCAGCAAGAGGCATAAGTACTTCGACACCACGTTGGGTTGATGGCAGCGATGCAGTAAAATAGTCTTTGAGATAGTCTCGATTACGTACCTGGTAAAGTTCAGGATCAGTAGCATCCATTAATCCGGAGGGAAGTGGAAAATCAATAACATCATCCGAGACGAAATTTCGGTCGCGATAATAATCGTACCAACAACGCTGATAAGCCAACAACGGCATGGCATCAATTTCAATACCTTCCCAATCTGCCGGTGTGTACGGACCAGGGGGAACATTAGTAGTAAGCGAAATAGGAGGGATATTCATATAGTCCCATAGTTGAGTTTTTTGCAATTGCCCCTGTTCGAGCAATTCCTCAACATCGAAGTAAGGAGGGACAGGCGCAGTAACGGGGTCAATACCAACACCTAAGCGACCACCTGTAATGAACTCTTCCCAATCCTCCCATATAAGACGATTAGGAACAAAGTAATTGTGAACGTAGAGAATAACCTGGTCATAGATTGGAGCCAGGAGAGGAGCCAGGCGTAGGAGTATTTCCGCATTTCCACGGAATTTGTCCCTGGGTATGGCCTCCTGAATGTTAATGGGTATCAGCTGACCCATGTTGCAAGTAACTCGTTTCTCATGACTGAGATCGAACATTGATGATTGGGGCGACTGTAATTGTACGGTCGTGTTTCCCTTGTATCTAGACATCGTTAACTAGTTTTTGTTGATGTGATTTATCTTTGATGCGCTTCGCCAATTCTATCATTTGTTTATGGCGATACGCTTGCGCATCTTTTTGCTTTCCTTTTTTAAAGAGCTTGAACAATACTTTGCGTTCAGACTCTATAGCTTCGCGCACAGCGCGAGTAGAGATTATCCAACGTTCACGTTTGTTGAATATTTTCTCTTTGTAGTACCGTGGCAAATGACGCTTACCTTCTACACTGTGTATGTAATTTTTAAAGTCATCACGATGCCAAGCTACCATTGCCTTAGTAAGGTATCCGGATCCTATGCCAGGGTTTCTGCTCATGACTTGAAATGGTATCGCATAACCATTGCGCATTTTGCCAAGGCCTGGAACATCCTTGGTACCATCGTCATAAGTTTCTTTTCCGCGCAGCAATTTGGAGTTGATAACGTACTTAGTGCAGTATCCACAACTAGCCCATGTGAGCTGTCCTATATGAACTGTACCTAAGTGCCACGTTTCCCGCAAAATTGTTTCGGGAACGTGTCCGAATAGTATTACGTGGTAATGAGGCCTGTGTGTTTTGCTCCCATATTCTCCCACAGCATAGTACCGGATTAGATGGCCTGATTTCCGGACGCGCTTGAACCATTTTTGTAGGTCGGCCTTTACTAATTGCGGCTTTCCATTTCGCCACGTTAAGTACGGTGTCGCGTAAGTAAGAGTTATAAAAG